AGCCGTCAGGATCTAGCTGAGGGTTTAAATACCATAAAACCAATAGATGCCATTTTAAACTACGGTATGTAGTTATTTTAGCTTTACTCCTAAACAACTCGTAACATTGATAAGTCCCATCTACGTAGTAACTACCCCAAGAATAAACTTCAGTAGGTTTGTCTGTTGTAGGACTACGTCTGTAGACTATCTTTCTTCGATGTAAGTATTCTAGGTTTCTTATGTGTGACATTAGCCCCTTACTATTTAATATTAGGGGCTGTTGTCACAGTTCCTGTTTTATTTAAGTTACAGAAAATAATATTTTCTTTTAAGAAAATTGTTTTAGACTGTAATTCTTCCTGTCTTAACCTTTCGAATAATTGTTTTGTTTTACCCATTTTTTCAAAATGTTATTAGTTTTAATCTTCTATTATATTTAGTTAAAAGCTTTGCTTTTACCTCTATGTTACCGCTTATGATAGTTATATTCTTGTTGTAACTATATTCGCTTCTTAAAGACGCGTTAACTATCTCGTTATGTAGAGACGTTATTCTGCTGCTCAGAAACTCTACGTGGTTTGCTTTTCTTTTTTTGTGTTTGTACTTTTTTATTAACCTTTGCATAATTCGTTGATGTTAGATGGACGTATAATTTTCTGCTCATTATAGCTTTTTAAAGTTAGAGTTGTTAAATATGTATTTATGGAAAGCTTTGCCAATAGACTTTGCTTTTCTTATTTTCTTAATGATTTTAGGGTTCACATCGTCATATTCGTATGAAGCTCCGCTTTTATAAAATACTAATAATTTTCGTGATGCATAAGTATATCGTAGTGATGATACAAAGCTTGATTCAACTCCTAGGTATTCTGTTTTAACTTTTGTCATAATCTTTCTAGTTTATCTATTAATTTATTTAGCTTATCGTTTACTTTAATTGCTTTTTCATACTCTTCATTTTCTTCACACTGTGACAATAGCTTGCTAAGATCAGCTATTTCTTGTTGTAGTATTTCTTTTTGATCCATACCGAAAATTTTATCACCGTACTCAACCTCAAGACTACCGCCAGATTGTTTTACTTGCTCGATAAATTGCTTATCAAACTCTGCTTGTCTTGTTAACAACTTTTGGAAAATAATTTCCGCAAGCTTTTCCATTTGTTCTTCTGTCATTTAATATATTTTTATACTTATATTATCCTTTAGTGATCGTATTTTGTTTGTATTTAATGAAATACTAATCCTACTTTGTTTGTATTGTTGAACCACTTTGTTGCCATTAAGTCAACAGATGAAGCATCAGTATAACCAGCAGATAGAAGATCGCTGACATTAGAAAATATTTTGGTGTGTCTGTGTTTTCTTTCATTTATTAAGTGTTTTTGTTTACCTGAATCGCTGAATATAATGTCAAAGTTACTAGGCAGAGACGTGTATAGCATCATCTCTACCATATTAGTATAACTATAAAACTTAACCTCAGGAAACAATAAGGCGATATCGATCCATTTGTTTAGATATTTTTTAGAATAATAATCACCACTGTCATGAACCCTTACATAATCTGGTTTCTTTTTAACTATCTCGTCGTACATTTTGCTAACAAAATCATCTGTTTTACTAAGCTCGTAACGTTTTTCGAACGCTGGTTTTACGTTTGACCATATGTATGCACCTTTCTTAGCATAGCAAAACTTAATACAACCATCAGCCATCGGGCAAGTTAGTTTACCGGAGGCAGACTTGTAAGCTGGTATACCGAAGTTGAACACGCGTATACCAAGTGCTTTAGATGTTTTTTTGAGTTTAGTATTTTGAGTAAGTAAATTCATTATTTTGATTTTATTATATTATCCTACAGTGATCGTATTATATTTGTAACTTAGTCTAGTAATACCATATAAGCTTCAGGGTTATTTTTTCTAAACCACGTTAAAGCTTTTTGGTAATCATTAACAATTCTTTGCGTAACGGTTTTTGGGGCAACTTCAAACACATAGGCGGTTCCCATTATGAAGTCGTACATTGACAATTCTAGACCGTTTAGCTCATAGCTTTTACCAGTGTATGGATTAACAGTTTCTTCACCTTTGTCATAAATCATACCTTTAAACCACTTAGGTACCGTTTGTTCTTTAGTCTTGTTGCTCATAACCTTCTTCTAATAATTCGTTAATAACTTCTTCTTCAAATTTACTTGATAAATACATAAATAATTGCTCAATAGCTCCATCAATAAAATCTTGGTAAAGATCATCTACATATATTATCTCAGGGTAATCTTCGTCACCATTAGACCACTTGATTTGTTGTTCAAGGACATCACTGAGGTTATTATCATAGTAGTATACATCTTCACATACACTTATAGAGCTAGTGTCATCAGTAGCTACATACACACCGTAACCATCAGAGGTTGTTTCTTCATACATGTAGTACTCTGCTTTTTCAGTCCAATTGTCAGTTAATTCAACACCGTAATGTTTTAATACATTTTCTTTAGCGACTTCATCGTCACAAGATTGTTCATCACCGAAACCTTTAGCTTCTAAACGCTCGTTGATTAGTTCGTCTGTAATTAGTTTACCCATTTTTATTTGATTTTTCTATTAGTTCTGCAATAAAATTCCATACCTCTATTTCTTTTAGAGTACCTTTGTACATAAGTACTAACTCATCAATAGTAACACCACCAGTATTACCCATATTGATATCTTGTTTTAGTTGACTAGCTTCAATCTGTAGAATTGCTAGTTTAGCAAAAGCTTTATCACTTGCTCTGCTTTGTAGTTCTGTATTAGTCATTTTCTTCAGTTAAGATATTATCACCAAACCTCATATCCCAAGCTGAAACCCTACACTTGTTTATACCACACATATCATATATCTCACTCACTTCACCTATAGTTAACTCACCGTACCATGTTGAGCTTTCTAGTTTAGCTAATATTCTAGACGCTGAATATTTGTAGTCGCTTGATTTAATTTTTTTAATGTACTTTGGTTTGATCTTTTTTAGTAATGTCTCCATATTGTTATGTTTTTTACATTTATATTATCTGTTAGTAATCGTATTTTGTTTGTAACTTATATTAAATCCCGAACGTAGTCAGGTTCTAGCTGGTACTCTTCGAATAATATTGTTTCAGGGTTTTCTCCTTCAAATACTCTAGCTCGTATACCTTTTATTTCTAGATCTGCTTCAACGCCGGTCATACCGTCACGCTCCATTAATACTCGTTTAAGTGAATATCTCATAATTATTTTATATCATAGTTAATAGATTCTGCAATATCTTCAAAGTCTGCTAGCTCGACAAACAACCTCGCGTACTCTTCCACAAGGTGACTACCCCGTTCCATCTCAAAGTTAGATAAAACTATGCCTAAAGAGATTTCTTCTAGTTCGTCTGCAGTTACTTTGCTTTCGAAGTCAATGTTGGATAGTGTGTCGTGGAATACTCTCCAAGTGTTGAAGTTAGTATATCCGTTGTATTTAGTTTTACTCATTAGTCTTGGTATTTTTTAAGTGTCATACTATTTACCTTATTAATAATATCTTTTGCTACGAAATTAAAATTTACTTCGTGTAAACATTGGTCAGTTCTACTTCTATCTACATAACCAGTATAATTTTCTATTATTTTAACTACTTCACTTTCTTTCATTTTATTTATTTTTAAATTAGTCTTGGTATTTTTTAAGTGTCATACGATTTACTTTGTGTATGATTTCATTACCCACCATACTGAAATAACCCGGTGCGTATATAGATCTTTTACCTTCAGATTCAGCGGCTAACACATCTAATTCTGCTTGTTCGATAGCGGATCTTAACGCTGTTTGTATAAAATACTTTTCGAATCCGTTAAATTTAGTTGCACTCATATTATTTAGTTTTATAAGGTGATTGTTTAAAATATTCTTCTTCAAATTCTGTAGTTAAGTCAGCACGAAATTGGTTGAACGTGCTTTTACCGTATAGTTTTTCGTATAACTCTTGGAAACCAAGATACTTGCACGGTTTATTGTTTATTGAAAAACCTAATTCAATATCACTTATATCGTGACTATGTGTGCAGTCTTGAGATACCATACTCCATACGCTTGCGTTTACTTGAAATAATCCTAAGTCTTTAGTAAATTTAGTGAACACACTGAAATCTACATCTTCATTTACTTTAATAATTTTACTCATAATATTTAATTTTAGTTTTAAATTTGTAACTAGTGAGGAATCGAACCTCATACTCGTCAGTAGTAACGACCTCGCTAACCAGCTCGTGAAAACGTTTACTGGTTCAAGCGCGCTGCGTACCATACCTAGTTGCCGGCTATTGTGTGATCGTGAATCGTATCTGTCGCCATTTGCCTAATCCTTTGTATAACTCGTGCGGTTTTACTGGTTTGTTAGGACTTTCTACATTAGAGGATCTTCGTTAGCTTAACCACTTAAAATACCGTAGCTGTACTAAGCCCTCCACCGTAGTTATTTTATCCTTCTAATAACTCTGCAATTTCTGCTAGAGTCATCTCGTCTATTTGATCTTTAGTGTAGAACTCTTTGTTTAGCTCGTACGCTAAATCCCACGGGTTTGTTTGCTTACTCATAGTTATCTTTTTACTTGTTCGTACATTTTACTTACTGCCATTTGAATAACCTGTGCGTGTATAGCATAATGCTCATCACCTTCTGTTGGGAAGTCAGCTATTTGCCAATCAACGCTGTCGTTCATGAGCTCGAGGGTTACATCTGCAACGCCTTGAGCGATCTCGTCTAGTTGTTTCATTTTACTCATAATAGATTGTTTTTTTGTTTACATATATATTATCAAAAGGTAATCGTAATTTATTTGTAACCTTAATACTTGAGTAACTTATAAAGCTGCTCTTTTCTCATCTCTGTAACTTTACTACAGAAAGCTCTTAGATCTTCTACAGGTATATTATGCTTAGCTCTAAAGTTTTCTACAAACGTAGCGTAAGGATATTTACCGTTTTTATAAAAGTTTCTTTCAAAGTCTACTACCCCTGATATTGTGCACTTTTTTAATTCCATGTTTCTACTTATTTTATTAGTTCATAAATATATTCTAACGCTCGTGTAGAATCTGACTTAGAGTCTGCTCCAATGTGAAAATCTATATATTCATCTTCATTGATAGCTCTGTACTCTTTCCAGTCGTACACATAAAAGCTTTCACCATTAGGTAACTTAAACTCAAAGTCAAAGTTTACCTTGTCACCAGATCCATTCTGATCTTCGTAGTCGTAGCATACTTTTATTAGCTTGCTAGCTGTAGTTGTTACTGTATCTCCGTGAAAACTGCTCATAATTCTTTTATTTTATTTCTTATAGTTTTACATGCTTCAAGTCTCTCTTTCCACATATCACCGCGTAGTTCGCGTTCCTTCATTAGATCTAGTATTTCTTTTTCCATGTCATCAAGTGCCACAAGTAATACTTTTGTTTCTGTGTTAGTTAACTGCATAGTTATATTCTTTTATATTTAACTCCATCTACCTCAATGATATCTTGTAATGGTAGCATATTATAGTTCTTGATAAGGTATCTTTTTAGGTACTCTAACCTTCTCTTTTCGGTGTATATTAGAACACGTGACTTAGTTGAGTAAGAAGTTACTGTTAAGTCATCTTTCATAAAGTATCTTTTACCAATGCGAGTTGGGTTTAGTTGATAGCAAGATAGTTCTCTGAACCTAGTTCTAATTACCTTACGTACCATACCTGATTCGTATGTAGCGAACAAGGCTTCACCTAGCCTGAACATTCTAGTACCGTTTTTCTTCTGTCTTTTAGTAGTTACCTCTACTAGTGGGTAATCTTGTGTTAGTTGTTGAGCAAAGTTATCTGCTTCTGCTTGTAATCTTTCTGTGTAGTTCATGTTATTTAATTAAAGTGTTTCTATTTTAGTATCGTAGTGTCTCCATAGTGCATTGAAACTATGCTTTTTAGCTTTAGCGCCATAACTCGACTTCATTGTAGTTATAACTTGCTTGTATTCTTTATCAGTGAAGGGTTGACAGAGACCATCGTGTTGGTGTTTTAACTTGTTAGCCTCTGCTTTTGCCTTGTTCAACCGCTTTGTCTCAGCGATAGCTTCTTTCATAGTCATTATTCCCATATGTAAGTTAAGCCTTTGTAGTTAAACCATTCAGTTACGCCGTCTTTTTCTTCGTTCTCATCGTAGATGAATGCGAAACTCTTAGGTAGATCACTCAAGGTGTAACCTTTGTAGAGTTTACCATCAAGTAGTAATGAAGTTTTTGATAAGAATTGGATTGGTTTCATAGTGTATATGTATTTAAGATTCGTATATATTATCTGTAGTGGATCGTATTCTATTTGTATATCTGTTCCATTAAGTCGATCACTAGATCTTCTTCTGTCTCTCCGTCTTCTGGAGCGCAGTCACACTCGACAAAGTCGATCACCGATGCTTTTATTTGTTTCTCGTTTAAGTAGTTACTTTGAAATCTAAAGTGTTGTATTGTTTCTTCGTCCCAGTGAAATTTACTTGCCATATATTATTCTTGTTCGTTATAGTGTCCGTTTATTATTACTAGTATTATTATGAGTGCAGCACCCGTTGAAAAACCTGTTACATATGCTTCTATCATAATAATATACTTTTTACAATATGAAGTGTTAAACCTACTATTCCTACTACTGCTAGCGCAGTCAATGAAGCTATCACTATGTCTATTGGTATCTGCTTGTATTTTGCTTTATTCATTTCTTACTTGTTTTATTAGTTAATCACCTTTGTATTCGCTCATCTGTGAATAGAACTCTTGCGCTGCTTTCTCAACTACCTTACGGTTAGCTTTTTCTTGTTCTACATTGTCAAGATAGTAGTCGATCTTCTCGTGCATCTCGTCTAGTGTCTTTGCACCGAACTGCACTGTTTGATACTCTTTTAGTAGATCTCTATCTGTACAGTAATAAGCACTTGCTTGTTTACCATTGTAAGTTTTCCACTCCTCGTACTCGTATTTTACACCTTTGTATAACATAGTATTATTGATTAGTAGTTAAGTAATAGTTTATTCGTTCTTGTACTTCAGATCTCTCGATAGTACCCTCCATTTGTTGGAGGATATAACTCGACATATCTATTTGTTTACCGTTAGGGCATTTGAGAATCCACTGCATAGTTTAGTTTTTATTGTTCTAAGACTTCACGAGCGATCACTGGTACACTTGTACTTGAGGTGTAAGACTTGTACTTGACGAAGCACGCCATTGACTCTAGTTTGTCCTTCATTACTTCATACACTTTATCGTGATTGTAAGTGACGGTTTTACCGTTTTTGAAGTTGACAGTGATTAGTTGGTTTTTTCCAATTAGAGATTTTCTAATTACGAAGCGTTTTGAAATTAAAGTTGACATAGTTATTATATTTAAGTTATTATTAGTTTACATAGTTATTATCAATCGAGTACTGTATTTTGTTTGAATACGAGTGTACTTTTATTTATTAGTAGAAAGTTAGTAGAGGTTGTTACTCTGAGTCTCCATCTATCAAGAAGTACAAATCATCCATAGTAGTTTCCATATATTTACCTCTACAGTCTTCTTTATTGTATTTCCATATTGAGTTAATAAGAAGTTTGAGAAGAAATAGTTTAAGATTTGACATAGTTATTAGTATTAGTTTGTTACATATATATTATCAAAGAGCGATCGTAATAAGTTTGCGGAGCGAAGCGCAGAGTTTCTACGGAGTGCTATACATAGTGCTATACACTAGTATGCTATACACCCTGACGGGTGATTTTAATTTAAAATTTAGTTATTAATATTAGTGTATAAGAAGGAATTGAAAATTCTATTTGTTTAGTATTTTTAGTATATAGATTTTCATAGTGTATTGAAGTTGTTGGTAGAGATATTAGAATATTAAATAGTTTGAAGTATTTGATATTGTTGTTTTTTAGATAAGTGATGGATTTTTTTAATTGCATTGTATATAGTATTTAAGTTACATATAGATTATCCATGTAGTGTAGTAGTTAGTCTGTAATTAATACAGATCTAACACTCACTGGAATACTACTTGAAGATGTATATGATTTATACTTTTCCCAGCAATTCATAGCATTTAGCTTTTCTTTCATAACTTCATATGCTTCATCATGCGCATACTTTGCTGACTTTCCATTCTTGAATGTTACTTCAATAATAGTGTTAGTGTTGATTAGAGATTTTCTAACTAAGAATCTTTTTGATTGTAGAGTTTTCATAAGTAAAATATTTAAAGTTAATGTTAATATGTTAAAGTTACATAGATATTATCAATGTGATGTCGTAAAAAGTTAGTATAAGAAAAGATAAATAAAATGTTAAAAAGATATTGTGTAATGTATTGGAAATCAAGTATATATATGTAAAAAACTTAAAAAACAAAGGGGGCCCGTAATTTGAAAACGTAAAAGGTAAAACGCTGAAAACCAGGAAGTTAGGGGGCAACCCCATGGTTCCCTATATCTAACAAGTTTTAAAAACAGTGACATAAGCCTGTTAAGGTTATATAGTAAGGGGCTATTGTCACACTTTTAGTATTGTTAAACCGTAGTTGCAAGAACAAGTAAATAACCGCTTTTTCGTGTAAGTATATAATGTATAACACTAACATTAATACTATGGCTTATAAAAAAGAAAGTCCGATATACATGTATGCTAATACAAATAGTATGGACGAAAAAAACAAAGTTGGACCTAAGGTAGGTGGTCCAGTAAGTGGTAAAACATTTTCAAAGAAAAGAATACAGGAATACAAAGACAGAAACTGGGCTATGGATCACACAACCCATTCTGCAATTGCAGCCCCAAAACCACCACAGGCAAAGAACGATATTACGCCGACACCATATTTTCCTGCTACTAAAGCTAAAACCCCTAAGACTAAAGCTACTGAAGTCAAAGCTACTAAAGGTTTAGTAAAGCAAAAAGCTAAAGCTATTGAAACTGTAAAGTCAACAAGTATAACAGGAGTAGCTCAAAGACCAAAAGCAGAGTCTATTAAGTTAGCGAGCCCAAAGCAAGGATTAGTAGGTAAAAAAGATACAATAGTCAAATCAAAGGCTCCAAAATCTACAAAACTTACTAGATCTCAGAAATTAAGAGCTAAGGGAGAAGAGGCTTTAGCTAGTGGTAATAAATTAAAAGCTAGAAGAATCAGAAGAAGATACGATAGAGCAGTTGCTCGTGAAGCTAAAAAATAATAACGATGGGTAAACAGAAGTTATCACCTATAGCAGCAAAAGCAAAGGCTGTTCGTGACTTAGCAGCAGCAAATTCAGTTGATAGAAAAAGAAAGAGAGCTGATAGCCAGAAAAAAAGAAGAGCAGCGGTTAAAAAACACGGTGTTGCTTACTTAGTTGGTAAAGATTATGATCACAATACTGGTAAATTCACATCGTCATCTCATAATAGAGGTGGAACACAAGCGAAACATAAAAAAGACGGTACAAAAGCAGAAAAGAAACAATCAAGAAAATAAGACATGGCAGATATATCAACATACAGAGTAGTCACACCGAAAGCTAGTGACATAGTACTAGGTACACAAACCTACAAAGCTACAGATCCTAATCCTATCGTAGGTAACCCAACAGTTAACTTTACGGTCTCGTCATTGTTGAGCTCGGGTATATCTAGTTATATAAACGGTACAGTTAATACTATACCGATATTCACCAGTACAAACGCTATAGGTGATTCTATAATAACTCAAAACGCTAGTAAAATAGGTATCGATGTTACAGTACCTAGTTATAAGCTATCTGTACAAGGAGATATTTCATTAGTTGGCGGTGGAGAAAACTACGGTATACTATCACCAATTAATCAGGGTATGCAAATCGCTGTAGGGGACGAAGCTAGTGTATC